TCCTACCATCTGAGGAAATATTCTCTTTACCATATCTCTTCTTACCTTTAGCAAGACGCTTTCCTATTAAGTCAAGTATTCTAAGATTCATGTTCATTGTTTTCTCCTATATTATAAATACGCCATGTATATCATTTTTTTCTCCTTGTTAAAATTGGTAAGTAAGAACGAAGTATCTCCTCAAGAATACGAACTTTTTTACGGAGTTCGTTATTCTCAAGGAGAACACGTTTAAACATTTCACCTAATGTTTTTAAGCGACTGCCCGACATAGTCCATCTACTATAGTAGAATTTTGTCTATAACTAGCAACAGTAGGATTTTCTTTATGCCACAATAAATCAGTAGCTGTATTAAGTAATGTCCATCCATTATGAGGGATATGATTGTGAGGATCTGTATAGAGATCTACCATCTTGCCCCATAACTGTACTGGAATATCTTTAATATAGTTATGTCTAAGTCTACCTAATTCATCAGTAGTAATTTCTAAATTACTAAGAGCCCTTAGATTCTTTAAAAGGTTATCTAAACCTTGAGATCCATTAACTAAATTGTTGATATTAGTTACTACTTGTTCAAGACTTTCTTCCCAATTTTCATTGGATGGTTGATGTTTAAATCTATATGTATTAAAATGATCTTTACTTATCATTCCATTAGTACATACAAGACGATATAACATCATAGCAAAGCCAAATGCTTTAGAACCATCATAACTGTTCCAAAATTGCATGCCTAAGGCCACATCGTCACCTTGTGATACTTCACCTGCAACATGGTCAGATATCATTGAATAGGCATAACTACGGCCGTTAAAGAACGTTTTATCATGAGTGAACTGAAGTTTACATTCTTCTGCTACTTGATTTGCAGCTTTTCTTACACTGTCATTATCTACTAATAGATAACTATGTCCTACTACACCTGCTTCTTTCCATTCAGCACTTAGAGTGTCTTCTGTGGCTGAATGTTGCATTTGAACTGCATAAGCAGATGATGATATACCATTATAATCTAACGGTACTTTTCTTATTGGTAAATAAGGGTTCATGGAGTTTCTCCTTTTATTTTTTGTTTTATTTTTTCTAACTGTTTGAAAATCTCTTCAAGATCTTGATACATTCTAAGTCTGAATTGATTCATTCCATCTTTCCAATCTTCATGTTCTGTTATTTTATCAGTATTCATTTGATTCTCTTTCTAAATATAGCTTTAGCTCCTTCTGCATTGGTTCTTATGGTTGTAATCTTACCAGTAAGATTGGCAATGTGTTCTTTTTCAATCATTAGCCATTCAAGATTGGTAATATATGTTCCTTTAAACCAAGTTTCATCTTCAGGATTTAGCCATTTTGTAATTTGTATCATCTTATATCCGTACCATTAACATTTAATTCAAGATTAAGAGTTTCTCTTTCTCTGTTGGCTGTACATACAACCTTTAATGATTTAATGAGATTGTTCTCATCTTTATATGGTGTTAATGATAATACTTTATTAGCATTATAACCGATACGAAATGATCCTTTAGCTGAAGTTATATCCATACCTTCATGAAATGCTTGCTTTGTTATTTCAGATACTGCAAATACTACTACATTATTATGAATCGCAATTTCCATTAAGGCTTGAGATACTTCTTCAACTTTCATATTATTATCATGTTTTTGAGATTTGAATAAACCCATATGATCTACAACTACTATCTCTGGTTTGTATGGTAACATCATAATACGTTTATTAAGTTCATGAGAATAACAACTATTATAATCTATAGTAAGCCAATCAAAGTTCTGAGAAATTCCATTAGCATATTGTTTATAATGAGCTTTAAGTTCATCCTCATCCCAACCTTTTTCCATCATAACAAAACGCATCCACATTTGACGTGGTGACATTTCCATTTCAATGAAATAAGTTGGACGTTTAAGTTTATGTATCCAGCTTTGTAAGAGCATGGTTTTCATAGACTTAGGTGGTGCTTGTAAGATAACAACTTCACCAGGATATATAGGAAAATCTTGACCATATAATTTACCTATATTTATAGGATCTAAATCTCTTGTGAAGAAATCAACAAGTTCTTTCTCCATAGCTTTAGCATCCATCATATGTTGAGACTTCTTAGTCTTGTAAAGTACACATGTAGACTCACAATGATTATCCATATGAACATCAGTACAGCCATAATTATAGCCATTACCTTTATGTCCTTCATAGCAATCAGTTACTATTTTATCCATTTCTTTCTTATTAAATGAATACATAGCAGTATCTAAATCAACACGTTTTCTCCAGTCTTCCATAATTAATCTAACTATATGTTCTGGATATCTCCATCTAAGAAATGCAGCTATACGTAAAGCTATTTGATGTCTTGATCCTTGACCAGCACCTGACATCATAGTTTGAATACAAGGATACCATACGGGATCAGGATTTCTACCAAGAGTTACAGCTTCAAATGTTTTATCACTTGCTATAGTTTTACGTTTAAGTACATCAAATACAGGTTCACATTCTAATGTCTGCCATTCATAAGTAGAACGTTTAGACTTTGCTAATTCTTGTATTATAGTTATTTTACTATGTAATTCCTTTTGCAACAGAGGAATTTTCCATAGATTAGATTTTTGATTAAGAGTATTAACTACTCTTATAAGTCTGGTTTTATCAGATACAGATACATCTGCATATTCATAAATACCTTTAGCCATCATTTCATCTTTCACCATTAAGTGAAGATTAGGTGCTGGTTTCCATCTAAACGCAGATCCAGGTATGCCTAAATGAAATCCAGTTCCAGAGAAGTAAACCTGATATGGAACACATAAATCATTTAATAAAATACCTAAACCAATTGTTTTTTGTCGAGCATTTTCTGGATTCTTACCATCTATATCAAGAATAAATTCATCAGGCATATAAAGCATTCCATCATATGATGCAAGAGTACTTTTCTGTTTAACGTAATCAATTACATGATTATCATAATCCCATAGGGACATGTAAGTATCTTGTGCCATACCAGCCCATTTCTCAATATCGTGTACGTTTCCAAAATGATGTCGATTTGCTAATCCAAATGCAAATTCTTTAATCATTTTACTCCTTTTTTAATTCTATTTCCTTTCTATTATATAACATATCATCTATACCACATTCTATGGTGGTCCAGGATATACCTAAGTCACAATCTGCATGATGATGTATATTTCTAATTACTTCTTCAGCTTCTTCTTTTGTTATCTTTATCTCCATATCTTCACTTGCATAATAGAGTACATCATCTGGCACCCATAATGTGAATGCTATTGGCATGTCGTTTTTATATCCCTTTAGGTCTTGTTTAAGTTCTTTAACTGTCATTCCTCTATCTCCTCATATTCTTCTGTATCCCCAACCCAATACTCAATAGTCTGGGATACTCCTTTGTATTCCTTTTCAAATTTCCGTATAGCTGTTGCCTGGGCTGCTCTTACATTCACAGCTTCAACCTCATACTCAACTGACTCTAAATCAATTATTATCTTATATTTCATACTATATATCTCCGTTGGTTAAAAATAGTCGTTATCTATGCAATTTTATTTTCTCTTGTCATTATAAATACTCCTCTATCCAATCAGCTATATGATTAAAATCCCATGTAGTATCATTCTTATCTGCCAAAAACTCTGCTACATCACTTCTATCTTTTAATATATTAGGAACATCATAATCATCTGCTGGATATTGTTCATTACAACCAAGCTCTATACCTTGAATATCACAAGCTACTCCAAGACAGCAATACAAATCATCTCCATCAACGATTGGTGACATTAAATAACTTTCTCCTTGAGAATATTTGCCACTCCTTAATGCCTTAACCCATTTCTCTTTGAACTCTGGTGTAAGTTTATCAACTTCTTTATATTTCAGGATAATTTCATCATAAGAAGGTTCGCATACTTCATCTTCAAATTCTTCAGTATAATTTATTTGTATCATTTTATTCCTTTCTCTATCTTTTTATTATTTTGTATCATTGTTTTGAATATAATTCTCTCTGTGATAATTGGCATACTGTTCCGCCAACCATTTTTCTTTCCCATTCTTC